CTTCGAACGAAACCATCACCGGCGCGAACGCCTACACGGTGCGACCGGGCCACACGCTGCGCGCCGGTGGCCGCCTGTACCGCGAGGGCGAGCAGGCCCCGCTCTCCGATGCCGACGCCCGCCGCCTGCTGCAGTCTGGCGCCATCGCGGCCGCCGACGGCGGGACTGACGCCGACCCGCTCGAGGCCGCCGTGAACGGCAAGGCCAGCGACCTGGTGGCGAGCCTGGACACGATGGACGATGCCCAGCTCGACCGCATCGAGCAGCTCGAGCGCGAGCGTGGCGACAAGGCCCGCAAGACGGTGCTCGAGGGCATCGAGGCCGCGCGCAAGCACCTGGCCGACGCCCGCGAGGCCGAGCAGGCCCAGCTGCAGACCGACGCCGACACCGGCACCCAGGAGTAAGCGGCCGTGGCCTACTGCCCGCGTGAAGCCTTCATCGAGCGGTTCGGCGAGCGTGAGCTGGCCGGCCTGCTGGGCGAGGGCCCGCACGCGGGCACCCGGGCCGACACCGGGCGCACGTATGAGGCCGCCGCGGCCGATGCGGACGCCATCCTCGACTCCTACCTGGCCATGCGCGGCGGCATCACCCTGCCTCTCTCCGGGGTGGTGCCGCCCCGCATCCTCGAGCTCGCCGCGGACCTGACCCGCTACGAGCTCTATGACGACGTGAAGGACGACGACACCCCGAGCGCCGTGGTGGTCCGTCGCAAGCTCGCCCTCGAGTTCCTGCAGCGCGTGGCCGACGGCCTGGCCACCATCCCGGGCCTGTTCCCCGACCCGGTGGACGTGAACGCCGGCGCCGTGTCCGTCTACGCCAAGCCGCGCATCTTCACCGACGAAACCCTGGCGGGGTTCTAGCCGTGGTGGCCAAGGTCACCAAGGTGGATATCGCGCAGGTGCAGGCGCGCCTCGAGAAGCTGCGCGCGACCGGCGGCAACACCCAGGCCGCGCTCGCCGCGTTCGGCGGCGTCATCCTCAACCGCATCCGCCTGGGCTTCCGGCTCGGGCGCTCTCCCTGGGGCACCCCTTGGCAGGGCCTGCTGCTGCGTCGCGGCCAGCCGCTGCGCAACACCGGGATGCTTCGCAACAGCATCACCATGGCGCAGGGCCCCGGCCGCGTCACCATCGGCACCAACCACCCGGGGCGCAACGTCCACCAGTTCGGCGCGACCATCAAGCCCAAGCACACGAGCCGCCTGGTGTTCCCCGGCCCTGGCGGCCTCATCTTCGCCAAGCAGGTAACCATCCCCGCCCGGCCCTTCATGCCGATCAATGAGGCCGGCAACGTGGACGTGCCCAGCCAGTGGGTGGCCTCGGGCCTGCAGGCCATGCAGCGAGCCCTCGAGCTATGAGCGTGGAAGCCATCGGCCAGGCCCTCCTCGAGCGCCTGCGCGAGCGCCTGCAGGAAACCGGCCACGTCGCCTACGTCTACAGCGCGGGCGAGTACGCGCACGTCGAGGAACGGTCGCAGTTCACGCCGGCCGCCGCCGTCATCTATAACGGCTACCAGCCTGGCGATGAGGTGGGGCAAGGCGTGCAGCAGGCGGTGGACCTCGAGTTCCTGGTGGTGCTGGTCACCCGCAACACGGCCGGGTTCGGCCGCGGCGCCGGCGCCCAGGAGGACGTGAGCCCCATCTTCGATGCCCTGCTGCCGGCCGTGCTGGGCTGGCGCCCCAAGCTCGCCGACGGCGTGTTCCCCTCGCCCTTCCGGCTCGCCCCGGCGCCCGGCGCCAGCGTTTCCGGCGAGGGGTTCGCGTACTGGCCCGTCGCCTTCACGATCCGCCGCACCTACCGCGGCACCCCGTAACCCCGAGGACCCAACCATGGATTACAGCTACCTGGGCGCCGGCAAGGCCTACATCCGCGAATACGGGGCCGCTGCGCCGTTTCTGGAAATCGGCAACGCGAGCGCCGTCAACCTGGGCGTGACCGAGCAGAGCATCACCCTGCAGGACTACACGAAGCCGGGCGGCGGCACCTACAACGAGGTCAAGCGCATCGAGAGCGTGGACCTCAACATGACGCTGCACGACCTCTCGCCGCAGAACCTCGCGCGCGCGTTCCTGGGCGTGGTGGACGTGGCCGTGAGCGGCAACGCCAGCGCCGAGGCCATCACCGCCTACAAGGGCGGGTTCGTGCCCACCGCGTTCGTGCCGACCGCCGTCACCAGCGTGACCGCCACCGGCGGCGGCACCCAGTACGAAGCCGGCACCGACTACGAGCTGCGCGACGGCGGCCTGTGGATCCCGGCCACCAGCACCATCCCGGCCCCGGTGGACGGCGCCCCGAACATCGAGGTGACCTACAGCTACGAGGCGCAGGACACCGTGCAGGCGATGACCGCCTCGGCCAAGGACTATGAGTTCCTGTTCGTGGGCCTGAACGAAGCGCGCAGCGGCAAGGTGGCGCGCGTCACCGTGCACCGCGTGAAGTTCGGCCCGGCCCAGGCGCTCGCGCTGGTGTCCGCCGACGAGCACGCCGCGCTCGAGGTCGCTGGCAAGGTCCAGGCCGACAACAGCAAGGTCGGCCAGGGCGTGAGCCAGTATTTCAAGGCCCAGCTGGTCGCCTGACGCCATGGACGCGAGGAGCCATGACGTTATCGCCCCCGCCGGCCAGGACGTGAGCCTGGCCGATGGGACCACCATCACCGTGCGGCCCATCACCGTGGGGCAGCTGCCCCGGTTCGTGAAGGCCGTGCGGCCCGCCTTCGGCGCCCTGGTTGCCCTGGCGCCTGCCAACTCCTCGCCTGGGGCTGGCGGTGACCAGGGCGCCGACCCTGCCGACGCGCCCGCCGAGGAGCCCGTGGATATCGAGGGCATGCTCGACGTCTACGCCGAGCACGGCGAGGTGCTGACCGAAGCCCTGTGCATCGTGACCGGCGAGCCGCGGGCCCGCATCGAGGCCCTGGGGCTCGATGACGCCCTGCAGCTGCTGCGCGCCCTGTGGGAGGTGAACCGGGATTTTTTCGTCCACCGCCTGGTGCCGATGCTCAACCGGGCGCGGTAGAGAAAGCGGCGCCGGCCGAGCCATGGAGCTGGGCCGACGCCATCACGGCGCTGGTGACGGCTGGGTTCACGCTGGCCGACGTGCACGGCATGACGCTCGAGCAGGTGCGCCTCTATGGTGAGGCCGCCGAGCGTCGCAGGCGAAAGGCGCGCACGGAGCTGCTATTCATGCTCCGCGGCGCCGAGTACGAAAAGGGCGCCTTCGCCAAGCTGCTGAAAGCATCGAGGACCGCAACGTGGCTGGACCCCGGCTAGAAATCGAGTTCGGCGCCGACCTCAAGGAAATCAAGTCGGCGCTCAACGCCCTGGGCAAAGACCTGCAGGGGTTCCGGCGCAACGCCGAGGGCGCCGGCCAGCGCATGGGGGCGGGCCTGGACGCGGCCCGCCGTGCCGCGTACCAGCTGGGCGCCGTGCTCGGCGCGGCATTCAGCGCACGCAACCTCGCCGCCATGAGCGATGAGGCCGGCGAGCTCAACGCGCGCCTCAAGCTGGCCACGAAAAGCACCGAGGAGTTCAACCGCGCCCAGGCGGGCACCTACCGCATCGCCCAGGCCACGCGCACCAGCTGGAAGGCCACGGCCGAGCTCTATGCGCGCATCGAGCGCAGCACGCGGGACATTGGCCTCAACCAGGCCACCATCCTGCAGCTCACCGAAACCATCAACAAGGCGGCCCAGCTCTCCGGCGGCGGGCAGGCGGCCGAGGCGGCGCTGTGCCAGCGCTCGCAGGGCGTGGCCGCGGGCCAGCTCCGGGGCGAGGAGCTCAACAGCGTGCTCGAGCAGACCCCGCGGCTGGCCGAGGCCATCGCCACGGGCCTCGATATGCCCATTGGCCAGCTGCGCAAGTACGCCCAGGAGGGCAAGCTCTCGGCCGAGGCGGTGCTGCGCGCCCTGGTGAACCAGCGCGATGAGGTCGCGCGCGAGTTCGCCGAGCTGCCGCCCACCATCAGCGGCGGATTCACGCAGATCCGCAACGCATTCCTGCAATACATCGCCACCAGCGAGCGGGCCGGCACCGCGGCGCGCCAGGTGGCCGAGGCGCTCCGGCTCATCGCCGACAACCTGGACGTCATCATCCCCGCCTTCATCCGGCTGGGCACCGTGGTAGCCGCCTGGTTCGTGATGTTCCGCGCGATGCCGGCCGTCATCGCGGCGGTGACCGCATCGTTCGGCGCGCTCAACACCCGGCTCATCATGACCGCCGGCAGCTTCACCCTGGTGGGCCAGCAGGGCACCAAGGCCATGGTGGCGCTGCGCACCGCGGCCGGCGCGGCCTTCGCCGCCTTCGCGGGCTGGCAGATCGGCAGCATGCTGCGCGAGCAGTTCCTCGAGGTCGAGCTGTTCGGCATCGCCCTGGCCGCGGGCCTGCACAAGATCGCGGTACGGATCCAGCACTACTTCGAAACCGCCGGCACCCGGATCCGCCTGGCCTTCGCCGAGGCCTTCAATTGGGTGCTCGACCAGGCCGTGCGCATGAATTCCGCCATGAGCAACCTCATGGCGCGGCTGCCGGGCGGCATCGGGCGCGCCTATGCCGCGGCCGGCGCGAAGTTCCGGGGCCTGGTGAACGGCATGAAGGCCGACACCGCAGGCCTCGCCGCCGAAGTGGCCGGCATGGACGCGCAGCTGGCCCGTGGCCTGGCCACCGTCGAGCAGGGCTACAGCGAGCTCGCCGATGCCGCCATCCGCGCGCGCGAGGAGGCCGCCCAGGCCGCCGGCGGCGGCGACATTGGCGTGGGCAATCCCAACGGCACCGCCGGCGTCGCCTCGGCCTACCGCGCCGACCTCGAGCTCCTGCGCGACAGCATTGACCGCGCCATTGCCGAGCTCGACCGCCTCTACGAGGAGGGCGAAATCGGGCTGCGCGAGTATTTCCAGCGCAAGGCCGAGCTGCAGACCGCGGCCATCGATGCGGCCATCGCCCAGGCGCGCCAGGAGCTCGCCGTGGCCGACAGCCAGGACGCGCAGGCCAAGGCCCTGGTCGAAATCGAGAAGCTGCAGCGCGACCGCGCCGAGGTGGGCCCGCGCGTCGCGCGCGAGCAGGCCAAGGCCGAGGAGGAGCTCGCGCGCAAGCTCGAGGACGTGCGCGACCGCCTCGCCGAGCTGCAGGGCGACACCGCCGCAGGCGCCCGCCGCGCCATCGAGCGCGAGCGCCAGGAGCTGCTGCGCGCCTTCGCCGACGACCCCGAGGCGCGCGACGTCATCAGCCGCATGTTCGACCTGCAGACCGTGCGGGCGAACCTCAACGCCATCCGCGACCAGGTGCAGCAGACGGTTTCCGACCTGCGCGGCACCGAGGAGCTCCTGGCGGCCCAGCAGGACGCCGGCCAGGTGGCCCCGCATGAGGCCGAGCGCCAGCTGCAGGCCATCCGCGAGCAGTCCATCGCGCAGCTGCAGACCTACCGCGAGAGCCTGGCCGCGCTCTACGCCGAGAGCAACGACCCCGAGGTGCTGCGCCAGCTGCAGGCGGTGGACACCGAGATTGCGCGCGTGGCGGCCAACATGGGGCAGCTGCGCCAGCAGGTGGCCGGCCAGGCCATCGGCGCGCTCACGGGGTTTTTCACCGACCTGGCCACCGGCGCCAAGTCCGCCGGCGACGCCATGCGCGACATGGTGGTGAAGTTCGTGCAGGGCATGGCGCAGATTGCCGCCCAGGCCATGGCCACCTTCCTGGTGCTCAAGCTGCTCGACGCCATCTACCCGGGCCTGGGCAAGATGACCGCGGCCATGGGCGGCGCTACGGCGTCCGTGCAGCACCGCGGGGGGCTCGCGGGGCAAGGGCCCACGCGCACCGTGGATCCCGCCCTGTTCCTCGCCGCCCCGCGCTTTCACACGGGCGGGCTGCCCGGCCTGCGCGCCGATGAGGTGCCGGCCATCCTGCAAAAGGGCGAGGAGGTCCTCTCGCGCGGCGACCCGCGCAACGTGCTGAACGGCGGCGGTCGCAGTGGCCCCGGCACCGGCACGCGGGTTATCAATGTCATCGATCCGTCCCTGGTGCAGGACTACCTCGACAGCCCGAGCGGCGAGGAGGCCATCCTCAACGTCATTGGCCGCAACCCGGGGCGGGTGAAGCAAGTCATTGCATGAGGTGAGCGGGTGAGCGTACTGCGCGGCACGGCCGACAACTATCTGGACCTGGTGGCGCGCCTCGATGCGTTCCTGACCCAGCAGGGCCACGCCTGGGGGCGCACCTACACCGGCGCCGGCAACGGCCGCCTGCTCGGCACCGACGGCAGCGAGGGCGGCTACATCGGCGGTCCCGACAGCGTGGCCGAAACCTTCACGCTCACCGCGACCGGCGCCAGCACCTTCACCGTCGAGGGCACCGTGACCGGCGCCCTGCCCGACGCGAACGTGGGCACGCCCTACGTGGCCCCGCAGCTCGAGTTCCTGCTCGAGGCCGGGTCCACCGCATTCCAGGCCGGCGACCGCTTCACGATCAACACCACGCCGCCGTGGGAGCGCCTCATCCGCCGCGGCGTGCTCGAGGCGCAGTACCGCACGGGCGTGGGCTTCACCAACGTGCAAAACGCCTACAACACGCAGAGCAACTACGCCGAGGCGAACGCGGCCAACCCCGAGCTGCGCCTGGAATCCGTCTGGCCCACCCCGGTGGCGCAATACACCATCACCGCGGAGTCCACCAACTACGGCCCGGGCGCCTGGACGCTCGACTACAGCGACGACGGCTCCACGTGGACTACCGCCGACACGCGAGCCGGCGTCACGTGGCCTGCCGGGTTCCTCGCGCGCACGTTCGACGTTCCGGGCACCCCCGGGGAGCACAGGCACTGGCGGCTGCGCTTCACCGCATCCGGCACCAGCGGGACGCGCATCCGCAACCTGCTGCTGCGCGCGAGCGCGGGCGACGAGTTCACCGTGGAGGCCGGCGCCTTCCTCGCCTGGCGTGCGCCTGGCGCCGACGGGCAGCAGAACATCAACATCGCCGCGCTCCTCTACAGCGACGCCAGCCTCAACACCTACAACCTGCGCTGGTACGGATCGCGCTTCTGGGATCCGACGCGCTGGCCGGTGAGCCAGGCCAATAGCAGCGGCGAGCGGGTGCAGTACCTCTACAACTCGCCCATGCCGTTCACGTTCGTGGCGAACGGGCATCGGCTCATCAACGTGGTGAAGGTGGGCACGTTTTACAACGCCAGCTACCTGGGATTCCACCGCAGCTACGACCCCCCGAGCGCGAACCCTTGGCCATGCGTGGTGGCGGCGAATCTCGACCAGCCGACCCGAAACTATGCCTCGCTCGACAACGCCATGCACAACTTCTGGACCCCGGGCCGCGGGGGCATGGTGGTGCACATGCCAAACGGCAGCTGGGCGGTGCACTCAAACCTCTACAACCAGGGCGGCACCAGCCCCGCCGGTGATGACGAGAACCGCGGCAAGGTGTACCCGTCGGTGCTCTACAGCACCGGCAAGCGCGCCAATTACCTGCGAGAGAACATCGATGGCAGCTATACCCTGATCCCCTGCACGCTGCTCAACTTCAACCCCCGGCACGCGAGCGGCGAGCTCGACGGCGCCTATTGGGTGAGCGGGTTCAACAATACCGCCGAGAACCTGGTGCACCGCGACGGCTTCGCGCACCTCTGCTTCCCCAACATCAACCGAACGGAAATCGCCGATTTCGCGGCCATCCGCCTGGACTGACTCATGGCCTACCAATCCGCCAGCGCCACGGACATCAACGACCTCCTCGACCGGCTACGCCTGTTCCTCGAGGGCGCAGGGTGGAGCATTGATTTCTGGAACGACTACCTCACGGGGAAGGCACTGTGCGTGAGTCGGGCAGGGCACTGCGCCACCTTCCGCACGTCCCCCAGCGGCGGCACCGGCGTGGGTACCGGCACCGATCCGGCGCCATTTATTGGCGTGCGAGCTCACGCTGGATACACCGGGACGCCGGGGCCCACCACGGCGGTCGAGGCGAGCCCAGAGCTCTTTACCAACGCCCTTTCGGGCCCCTACGTGGGGTATGACTTTTTTGAGGGCGACGGCACCGATGGTCCATATGTGCACATTGTGGTGGAAACGGTGGCCGGCGTCTTTAAGCACTTCGGCACCGGCGTGCTGAACCGTGAGGGGGTTTTCAGTACCGGGCAATACGCTCATTCCTCGCGCTGGTACTACAACGACAACCCGGGCTCGCAGTACCCGATCAGCAACCCAGACTACACCTCGCCAGCCCACCAGGTCCCGTTCGACGTGCGCGCATCCTATGCTGGCACCTATGTGCGGGCCGACGCGGACGGCGCGGCCCCCAACTGGCTTGGCGGAAACAGCCTGCACGGCGGCTACTCGCAGAACAACGGCGGAAACAACAGCCTCGACAACGTGGCGACGCTGCGTGGACCCTTCTTAGCTGGGGCA